GCGGTGCCTGCGGCGACCGCTGATCCCGCGAAGGGGTTGTCGACCCGGCCCAGCGCCACCGGATCCAGCGTGCCGATCCGCACGCCATCTTCGCCGGTTGCCCACTCCGGCAGCAGCGCCAGCGCCGCGTTCAACCCGTTGATGAAAGCGTTGATCCGGGTGACCACGCCGTTCAGCATCGCCTCGACGCAGCCGATCAGCCCATTCGCCGCCTGGAATGCGAAATCGCCGATGGCCCCGGGCAGGTGACCCCAGATCACGGTGACCGCGTCATAGGCCCCCTGAAATACACCCGCTGCCGAATTGCCAAAGCCGGTCACGGCCTCGACGGAGGACTGCATCGCGCTATATACGGTCGCCTGCAATCCCGCCCAGCTCGCCTCGATCTTCGCCCAGGCGGAGGCGGCGGAAAGACCGATGCGATCCCAGACGTCGCGCGCCACATCCTGCAACAGGCCAAGTGCTGCCCCGATGCCGCCCGCGCCCGCGACCAGCCTGGTGAACTGAAACACCAACTCGCCCGCGCCGACGATCAAGGCGCCAATGCCGGTGCGGATCAGCGCGCCGCGCAAGACGACGAGCGCGGTGGCGAGCCCGCGCACGGAGAGCGCGGCAGCTGCCATGCCCGCCACCCAGCGCCCGGCCAGAAAGGCAGCAAAGGTGGCGGCGTAGGTGGTCAGCCGACCGATATTGTCGAACAGCGCCTTGATCGCGATGCCCAGCGGCCCGGTGCGGCTGGCAACCGCCGCCATGGCGTTGGCGACCGCTTCCAGCGCCGGAGCCGCAGCGACGGCCAGCTGGTTCGACAGCCCGAGCCAGATCAGCCCGAGCCGGGAGATCGCGTCGTTGGTCCGCTCGATCTGGTCGGCGTCCTGTTCAGACACCACGACCCCGAAGGCGAGAACGTCCTCGGTCGCCTGGCGCAAGGTCGCGGTGTTGATCCGCGACATCGCGATGGAGCCTTCCTCGCCGAACAGCTGGCCCGCGACAGCCGCGCGTTCGGCGGCGGGCACGAAGCTCTCGATGGCCGCGTTGATGGCACCCACCCGCTGGTCCAGCGGCAGGGCGATCAGGTCGCGGGCGGAAAGACCCAGCCGGTCCAGCGCTTGCGCTGCGGGGCCGGTCCCGGCGGCCGCCTGGCTGAGACGGCGCGTCAGATCCTTCGTCGCCTGCTCGATGCCAGACATCGACACGCCCGCCAGCTCGCCCGCGCGCTCCAGCGTCTGGATCGAGGCAACCGTGGTGCCGAGCGACTGCGCCAGCTTGGCCTGTGCGTCGACGGTCTGCAGACCGGAGCGGATCATCGCAGCACCCGCTGCGGCCAGCGCCACCGTGGCCGCGGCCGCCGCCACCCGTGCGCGGCGCGCAAAAGCGGCCATGCGCGCATTGGCGAGATCCATCTCGCGCGACAGCCGCCCGAAGCCCCGGACACCCGCCGCCCCCACGCCCTCCAGCTCGGCGCGCACCTGACGGCCGCCTTCCGCGACGAGGCGCACGGAGACCCTTTTCTCAGCCATCGCGGCCTCCTTCCATCTGTTCGTTCAATTTGCGCACCATCACCGCCTCGATCTCGGGCAGCAGCTCGGCGGCAATGAGGGTGTTCACGCCCAGCGCCCGGGCGAGGGCCAAAGCCGCGCTCATGTCCCAGCCGAGCACCGCGCCGGGGATGACACGCATCTGCCCGCCAAGCCGACCGACCAGATCCCAGACCTGCCAGCCGTCTTGCGTCGCTGGCCGGTTCAGCCGCGCCGGGCAGTCCGGGCACGGCCCTTGGCAGGCCGCGCAGTAGCTTTCGCCTCCGCCGAAGGACCAGTCGGCGAGGGCGCGGAGGCGTTTTTTTCCGCGTCCAGCAGCAGGCCGCGCGCCACATACTGGGTCTGGAAGGCCTCGAAGACCGGCCAGATGTCCAGAAGGGCGTCAATGCCGTCGGGGGTGGCGGGCACGGCATTGCCCGCGTCATCGCCGACGCCCTCCCAATCGAGCACGGCGCGGCGGGCGACGGACTTGGCCATCGCGAGCGCAAGCTCTTCCTGACTGGCATCTTCGGGCAGGGCCTCAACGGTGGGATCGGCGCGGGCCGACACCATCAGCGCGGTGGTCAGCGGGGCGACCTGCAGACGCAGGCCGGGGGCGAGGTCCAGCCATTCAGGCGTGGCGGTCAGGTTCAGGCGGATCATCAGTAAGCCTCGACATCGTTGATCAGGGTGGCGGCGCACATCCGGCCGACGGTGCTGTCGCGGGCGGCCTGCCAGTCGAAGGTGGCCTGCACGCCCTGCGGCCCGGAAATCTCGATCCGCGGGCGCGGCAGGTAGACGGCGTGGACGGTGAAGGTGAAACTCTCGCCCGAGGGAAGAACATAGGCGAATTCCAACTCGCAGGCCTCGCCGTTGATCGCCTGCGTCACCAGCGTCTGGTCGGCGAAGCGCACCTCGATCCGGCCGGTCAGCGCGGCGATGGACGGGTCCGCCCCGTCGATGCGCCCGTCCGAGCGGATGGTCTCGATCCGGTCGAGGTTGTTGGCATAGGTGATCTCGGCCGAGACCACGTTGCCGAGTGTGGTCCCGTTGCGGGTGATCGCGCCGTTGAAGTGCCCGAAGCGCTTCAGTTCCAGCGCGGCGGGTGTTCCAGCGCTGGTGGTCGTGCCGACCGTCTCGCCCTGCGCCACCAACCGCGCGGTGGCCGTCAGCAGGCCCGAGCGCTGCATCTGCCAGGTGATCTGGTCGAGCACGCAGCCGGAATACATCGCGTAGCGCGGGACCTCCGGCATGCCGGTCTCGATCGACATGCTGGGCAGCGTCCACGACCCCGACTGGAACTCGTGGCTGAATGGGGCCTCGACGCCCGTGGTCGCGGGCGCGCCGAAGGCCGCCTTCAGCCAGAACCCGAAAGCCTCTGCGTCGAGCGGCACCACAACATCGCCGTCCGCCGTCACCGCGTCCTTGATCGGCGCCAGCGGATCGCGGCCGTACCCCAGCAGCTCCGAGTTCAGCAGCGGTTGCTCCGCCCCGAGCGAGGTGCTGGCGAAGGGCATGCGGGTAAAGCCGCTGGCGGGCGGCGTTCCATAGGTCGTCTCGAACGCAAGCGCCATCAGCGCCCGCGCCCCCTGGGCTCGTGCCATGGTGTTCTCCTATTTGTGGGTTGGTCAGGCCAAGGGGCCGGTGGTGGTGTAATGCAGGACGATGGTGATCACCGCCGCCTTGAGCGCCGCCGCGCCCTCGACGGGAAGGTCGACGGAGGCTAGAGCCTCTGGTTCGACCCAGTCGCAGAGGCCGTCAAGAGTGCGGTCGGTTTCCAGCACCGCGCCGATGGTGGCGACCAGACCATCGAAGGCATTGGCGCGGCTGGTCCCGGCCTGGACGACCACCTCGAGCTCGGCACGGTGCTGGTAATGGTAGCGCAGCGGCGACAGCGTGACCTTGGGCTCGCCGGGCTGACCGTCGCGCAGGATGATCAGCCCCGCCGCCGGGATCCGCTCGGGCAACACTTCATCGCGCAGAACGAGAGCGGCAAGCGGCTGCAGCCGCGCGTGCAGCGCGGCGATGATGGTTTCGCGGATAGTGTGCATGGGCACTCATGTCTGGATATCTAAAAGAAACGAAGGCCACTCCAAGCCTCTTCGACCTGGTTTGTCGTGAGCCTTTGAAGGAGCAAGGATGGTCCGAAGCGGCCAATAAAAATTGGCGCAGCATTTCCAGACTGGCAACTTCACAGTAGCGGGACCAAGCAGCCATCCGCATCGCCGCAACTGTCATGTTCTGGTTGTGTGTCCTGACACTATCCTCCCAGATCTAGGAATAGGGAATAGTTTGTGAACAGATATCAACCCGAAGGTGACATGGGACTTAAAGGCGATCCAATTCTGCGACGAGGGTCTCCACCGCAGCAATGGCCTGGACGTGTGCAGCTTCGTTAGGCGATTGAGTACATGCGATCAGCCTGCTCTCAGCGCTTTGTGCAAGCTCACCCATTTGCTGAAATCCCAACGTAGCGGCGACCCCGGCAATTCTGTGCACCAAGTGCGTTGCCGTCACCAGTGCCGTGCGGTCGCCGGGGCAGGATTCGATCCGGTCCATCAGATCGTCAAGGTCCTTCACCTGTTGTTCGGCACGGTCGATGAAGCGTTGGCGGATCTGAAGAACCGACGACTCGAACGCCCTCTGGAACTGCGCTGTATCTGTCATGTAGCGAAAACCTCGAAGTCGTTGCTCATGCCGCAGCTTGGTGACGGGCGGCGGTCGAGACAGGGCGGTATTCGGCCAGCTGCGGGCAAAGTAACAGGTTCATCCGGTTTGGGGCAGACCAGAGGCCGGGCGAATAGACCTCGCCTATCTCCAGTGTGATCGGACACGCGCGCCCGGAGGACAGGATCGGTTGGGATTGGTCCATCTCGTACTGGATCGACTGGAGTGTTTCGGCATCAAGCGCCGATCCCGGGCCGTTGACCACTGTGACGAACCGGCCGTCGCCGACATAGGTGACCAGGTGGTTGGTATACTTGAGACCGTCTACAATGGCGCCGGCGGTGTCTGAAAGGATGTCATACATCTCCGCCGGATTGCATTGGGCGTGAATCGCCCGGAAGCCGGAGATCGAGAACACCACCGATTTGCTCTTGATGGCCATCCAGTAGGTGAGCCGGAGCAGATAGTTTTCCATCGCTGTCATGCTGATGACGCGCGAGACATCGCGGATCGTGATGGCTTCGTCAGCCTTGAACACCGTCCCGAACCCGGTCCGCGATTTCAGCAGGGCAACCTCGGTGGCGGTTTCCTCGACCTGATGGGACTGGCGTGACAGCCGATCGGCGATGCTGATCCGCACCGCAAGTTCGATCGGATCGAAGGGCTTGTTGATATAGTCCATCGCTCCGGCGGCGAAGGCGCGATCGATGAAATGCCGCTCCTGCACGGCCGTGATCATGACGATCGGGACGGTCGCATAATGCGGCATCTCGCGGAGCATGCCGCACAGCTCGATCCCGTCAATCCCGGGCATCTGGATGTCGAGCAGGAAGGTGTCGAACGGGATCGGCGATTCCGCGACGATATCCAGCGCCTCGGTCCCCGAAGTTGCCGTGGTCAGGTCGGTGTAACCCGCACCGCGCATGGCGGAACTTAGAAGCTCCAATGCCAGATCGTCATCATCTACAGCGAGAATTCTCATGACGTGCTCCAGTTCAGTAACAGCCTCCGGTCGTACGCGAGGCATCCGGAAGTTGCCCATAGCCCAAAGGGATTTGTTTTCTTAACCCCAATATCTGCGACGATTGTGACCGAAATTGGGCTAAATCGCAGATAGATGTTGGCGCCCACACCACATGCTTAGGGTCAGGACTCACAACCAGAACATGACGGTTGCGGCGATACAGATGGCGGAGAGGAAGAGTTCGCCGCATCTGTCGTAGCGGGTGGCGAT